CATCAACAAGACGGAAACCGCCAATAAGATCATCTTCATCTGTTTCGATTGTAATGTTTACACGAATAAGTTCTCTTCCAAGTTGAGCACATGATTGTTCTACCCCAAAAGTTTTTCCATTTCCAGAAAGTCCAGTGATAAAAGTAGGATAAAAAAGCTTACTTTGTATAATTTTTTTAAGGTCGGTAAATGGACCGAATTTAACGAATGTTTCATCTTTTTGAGGTATTAAATTTTGTTCATTAGATGGTTCAACAGAAGGAGCATTAAATGATTTTTCAATATCTTCTACTACTTTTGTGGTTACTTCAAGGTTCCACTTACCTTTAGATACTTTATATTTTTGAATTTTCTTAGTTACTGTTGCATATCCAATATCATTCATTGCACAAAATGCTTTAACATCAGCAGCAGTAAATTCAGTTCCATATGCACTTTTCAATTTATCAATTGCTTGCTGTTCTGTCATTTTAAGTTCAAAAGTCATAATGTAGCGTTTTATTTATACACATATTATAGCAATAAAAAAGGGAGTATTGAACCCCCAGTAGACACTTTATAAATTGGTTATTATATCAAGCAACAAGTTCAATAAATTCACCAAGAACCTTTTTATTCATTTTCTTAGTTTTAAGAGATTTAACAAATGCCCTTTTAATCTGAGCTTTTGTTGCATCTTCTTGGACATCAAACTCATTATCATTTGCAAGTGTATTAGAAGATAACCCAAAATATGAATGATAACCAGAACTCTTAATTGAAAATGATTTTTCTTTTCTCCAAGAATCCATTACCTTAGCATATTCTTCACTATATTCAAGATATCTACGAACAAAATGTCCAGCATCACGATTAGCAAGAATACGAATACCAATAAAATTTGTATTAGGAAAAGATTGACGTAAGTCAAATAATAACATATCAGTTATATCTGCCCAGTATCCAAGTCCCCTACAAGAATAAGTATGTCCAGTTTTACGATTTCTTAAAATACAATGATCATGAATATAAGCACTCCCCATAAATGGTTCATCTTCCCATTGTCTTTGAAGTTCTTTACTATATCTTAATGGAGCACCTTCACCATCAGTAAGAATTACACATTGAACCTTTTCAAGATTATTCTGCTTTTTAAATTGTGGGATGATTTGATGAAGACAAACTAAAGATTCATTTAAAGGTGTTCCAGAAAGATTCAATCCAATTGGTATATGATATTGTGTCCAATAATCACGAGTAAATGCACAGCAAATTCTAAAAATATCTTTCATCTGATCATCTAATTCCTTATTTCTTACCTTACTGGTAAATAGATTCATTAACGAAAATGTTTCTTGAATAAGAGCCAATCCATCCTTTCTATCATAAGAAGATATTCTTATATTATCATCATTAGTATATGGACAATCATTAGTAAATGCATAAACTTCAAATGGAATACTAACCTTTTTACAGAACCATAATAAATTATAAAGTTGTTTGATGGTATCCATCATAACATGACTCATAGATCCACTCCAATCAAGAATGAATATTAATCCATGATTCTTACCATCGGGAACTACATTTATTTTTTTAAATAAATCCTCATTAAACTTATAAGTATGCAACTTTGCTGTATCTAATACCCCAGTTCTAGCAGTAGTAGAACGTGCATATGCAGTAGCAGCTTTTTTACACTCAAATTCTTTAACTAGATAATTAACTTCTTTTTGAGCATCTCTTTTGAATTTTACAAAATCATTATCAACTTCAGTAAAAAGACAATCTGAATTAACATACTCTAAATTATCAAATCTTTTTTGTTCTTCTTGCCAATGAAATTTAATCTGATTATAAATTGTACTATTATTAATAATAATATTTTTTAAATTTACTTTTGGTAACTCAATATAAGTATTTTCTACAGAATCATTATCACTAAGAGATTTAAGAGCATCAGATAATGCACTTACTGTTTTTATATCTAAAGAATCCTCATTAGTTTCTCCACCATTCGGTTCAGAGACTGGATGATCATTATCAGATAAATCACCACCTGATTCTTTACCAGAAGGTTGATAATCTAAATCAACTTCACTTTCTTCTTGAGAATCTGTATTATCTTTAGACTCAGGATTAAAACCAGTATCAAGTTCTGATTCTAATTTTTCAGTACCTTCTTTAGAAGATACATTTGCTATTTTTTTCTGTCTTTCTTGTTCTTTCTTACAAAAATTATATAATTCTATTGCTGCATCTAATGTATCATCAAAAGTTTCAACTTTATCAATTAAACTGACAATCTTCGCTTCAGAAATTGAAAAAGATATATCAACCCACGAACCAACCTTGAAATATAAATTAACCCTATCAGCAAGATTAAGAACACTAAGATCTTCACCATCTATTTCAAAAAAATCTTTATCATTAAGTTCATTATAACCATTATAGAAAGTTTTAGCAAGTCCAGCATATCTTCTCTTCATTAATTTTTCAATTCTTACATCTTCTACAATATTAACAAACTGTTGAGGAACTTCTACTTCATTAAACCAATCCCTATCAGGTGTATAAAGAGCATGTCCTACCTCATGTGCAACCAAAGAATCAAATATATTATTACTTGCTCTTTCCCAATTTGGTAAAGTTAAAACTCTACTACGAACATTAAACTGAGCAGTATCTACTTTTCTATGCTCTACAATTAAATCTTCAGTTGCAAGTAATTTTGCTAATTGAGATTTGATTTCGTGCTTTACAACTTCCATTGCTTGATTTCGGTATATACCTATAATACAACGAAACCCCACGTTGTGTGGGGTTCTGTAGACGGTTTATCAACTGTCTACACCTTTTCTTTGCTTGTCGCAATGCTTGCGGTTTAAGCGTTCGTTTTTGCTCCTTCTTAGAGTGGTGTTGCCAATTTGGAACTTTCATTGTTCTTAATGGTATCCAGAATATTTATTGTAGGAAACCATCCAAGACTTGTCAAGGCAGATGTGTCAGCACATAAACTGTCTGGTTCTCCTGGAGTATCCTCCCTAATCGGCAAATTTCTACCCATTGCCTTTGATAATTCTAGAACAGAAATAGATTGTCCTGTTCCAATATCAATATGTCCTGTAAAGGTACTGGGTATTAAATAAGCAATTGCTCTAGCAACATCATTTACATGGATATAATCCCTTTCATGCCTTGTGATGTACTTAGCAGTGTTCTCCTGAAGCATCCTATAAAGCATATCAGATCTACTACCCTCTTCTGCCCAAACATTAAAAAATCTCATACCAACACTATTAGGTGGTGCCATGAGTTCATTTGCTTTCTTTGTTATTGCATATGGATTCTGCCACCATTCATATACTCCAGCAGAACTAGCATATAATAACCTAACATTATTTTTTCTACAATAATCAAATATCGGTTTTGACTTCTCTACATTATTTTCCCAAAATTTATCTGGATTCTTTATACTATCTCTAAGAGCAGCAAATGCGGCAAGATGAATTACCACATCATATATCTTATCAGTTTTAAAATCTCCTATATCATCAGGTCTATCTAATCCTTCTATCAATTCACCATAATTACACTCATATCTAAGATGATCATAAATACGTTTTCCAATAAAACCTGTATGACCTGTAATCAATACTTTCATGGTAAAATTCTACTAAACCCCTTCACCTTATCAAATTTTATCATATTATCAAACTTATCATGAAGTTCTGATTTATGAGATATAACAAATATACTAGCACCCTTCACAACATATCTAATAATCTTAAGAAATTCGTCTATCCCAAAACCATCTAAAGAACTATCAAATACTTCATCCATTATTAATAAATTTGTATTGGTAGAATTCTTTACTCTTGCAACTTCTCTCCATGTGAAGAGTAATGCTAAATCAATTCTCATCTTCTCACCTTCACTGAATGATGAATATGAGAAGTCTTCGTGAATCGGTGATTTTACCGTTTCATTAAATTCTTCATCCAGTGTAAAATTGATATAGAAATCCATCATCTGCAGATATCTATTAACCTGCTGATTAATAAAAGGAAGATACTTCTTAATTATTTTTGTCTTTACTCCGTCATCCTTAAGCAACGAATAGGCAAAATCATAATGAAGAATATTTTCCCTTTTAGTTGCTAAATTTTCTATTGTTTCTTGGAGGGTTTTTTTAAACTCAGCTAATTTGTCATGCTCAATATTTCTGTCTGCAAGTTGATCGGTAAGTTTTTGAATTTCCGATTCAAGATCTCTGATCTGTCGTTGACATCCAGAAATCCTAGTATTGTTTTTAGAAATGTCATGTGTGAGTGTAGTAATCTCCTTTGATAATTGTGTAAATTGATGCTCTCTATCTGTTTCTTTTTGAATTGTCTCTTCTAGTTCTTTATAACCAGATTGTAACTCCTTTGCTTTATTTTGAGCACCATCAATTCTATTTAAACGAAACTCTTCTTCTATATCCTGAGTACAAGTAGGACAAACCTTATTATCTTTGAAAAACTTATGTTCCTTAGTAATAGTAGATACTTTTTGAGTAATTTTACCTTTAAGGTTATTAAGTTTCACTAATTTTTCACCTGCTCCACTAAGTTCTTCTTGATTTTTAATAAAATCGGATATAGTGGATTCTTTTAGTTGATTATGCCCCATATGAGTATCAACTTCAATATTCAAAACTTTAATTTTACCATTCTTTTCTTGTATATTTTCCTTACTTTGCTCTTCCAATTCTTTAATAAAATTTTCCTGCATTACCATCTTATCTTTAATATTATCTTTCTTAAGATTTAAAGATCTAGTTTGTTCTTTCTTTTCTCTCATCCTTTCTTTAATTAAAGTATTCATTGCAGAAAATATTCTAATATCCAAAAGATCTTCAATAACTTCTCTTCTATTATTACCAGTTAATTGCATAAAAGGTACAAAGCTACTACTACCCAAAATTACAATTTGAGTAAAGGATTTATAATTTAACTTTAATATATTTTCTTCTAATATCCTTTGATTATTTCTATCATCAGCTTCTTTATGAAGTGGATTTCCATTAACCTCAATATCAAAAATATTTGGTTTTATACCTCTCCTAACAAAATAATCTCTGTTATTTGCACTAAACTCTATCTCAACAATACAACCTCGTTCATTAGTAGTATTAACTAACTGTGGTTTATTAATCTTACGAAAAGGTTTATTAAAAAGAACAAATGTAAGAGCATCTAAAACAGTACTCTTACCTGCTCCATTAGTTCCAATAATCAAATTAGTATGATATTTTTCAAAGTCAATTTCAGTGAATTGATCTCCTGTACTTAGGAAATTCTTCCAACGAATTTTATTAAATGTAATCATGGTTTAGGGGGAATCACTATATCATTTGGAGTAATTACTGTATATTTGTAATTATGTATTTTACATGTTTTAAGGGCAAGAGTATCATCAACTTCTATAACAGCCATTGGTTTATCATAAGATTGTTGGTCTTCTAACATTAAAGCATACCTTAATGCATCATCTTCTTCCTCAAATAGAAACAAAACTTTATCACCATGCTTATCTTCAACAGCATAAGCCCCATCATTTTTTCTAGTTTGAAGAGTGAGGAGATACATTATTCTACTTCACATGCTTGCATATAAAGATCTTGGAAAATATTTTTAATAATATTTTTATCATATTCAAATTCAGACTCATCAATATATCGACTTAATATTGAAAGAGTATTTTCTTCCTCATCAATCTCAAAATCTTCATTTTCTATAATATCAAAATTTTCAACTACTTTAAGATCTTCAATTCCAGAAGCATATAATTTATCAATAAATTTCTCAAAATCTTTTGGTTTAGATTTTTTACGAACAATCACTTTAACAATTTTATTATTATATTCTCTAAAATCAAATGTTTGATGAGGTGTATCTTCATAATATATGTTATAGAATAATTTATATGGATTATTAATTGGGGTATGAGTAATGGTTTCCGTATCAAAGATATGAAATCCTCTTGGATCATTTACATCATTCCAGTACATCTCATATGGATTACCTAAATAAAATATTTTTCCATCATTAGAACGAGTATGAAAATGACCAGAATAAACTTTTTCAAACTTATCAAAAACTTTAACATCCATACCTGTTTCCATCATATGACCACGAGTAGCCTTAAATCCATTTACTTCAAGATGACCCATCACAACTTTACTGGTGGACTTCTTGATTAATTTTAAACTCTCATCATAATTTTCACTATTAATCCAAGGAAGCATTAATATCTTTCTTTTACCAATTTTAATTTCAGATGCTTTAGAATAAACTTTTATATTCGGATAATCCTTTAATAATAATTCAGGGGAATTTACATAATTAGTATTTTTAAAATAACAATCATGATTGCCTGTAATAGCATATACTTTATACTTCTTAAGAGGTTCAAATACAACTCTCTTAGACCATTCTAAACTTTGTAAATCAATAGACTTTCTACTATCAAATATATCACCCATATGAATGATAGTATCTATTCCATGCTCTTCTAAAGATGGAAAAAATATATTCTTATAAAAAAGTTCAAAATAATCATGAAGATACTTTGATCCCTTACGAGCACCGTAATGAGTATCAGTTATGATCGCTACTTTCATCTATTGGAAGACTTATATTGAATATTATCTTTGATTGTATTATATTCAGAACTACTACCAGAAAGAGCAGTATCGTCAACAACCATGACCTCATCAAATCCTGTTCTTTCAATAATCTTTGTTTTAATATCCAACTGTTTCTTTTCCTTCTGTATCCTTCTCAGAAAGGCATAATGTATAATTTGGGTAAAGTATGCAAAAGGATTTCTAGACTTCTCTGGGTCGAAGTTATGTATGTACTGTACGCAATTTTCAATACCATCGGATATCATATCTTCCCTAAACATGTAATTAACAAAGTTTGGTTTGTATGATAAGTGTGTAGCAATCTTTAAAAAACATTCACCAAGATAGTTTGTGATTCTCGGTTTTACTAAATCATTTTCTTTTGCATGAGCAACTTTTTCTCTATAAACAATTAATGCTTCTAAGAGTTGTTTATTGTTTACGTAGTGTTCCGACTTTTTCTTTGGCATAACATATTACTTATAGAATACAAGTTCCTTTTATTATAACATAATAATAAAGGCTTGACAAGGTATGAAATTATAAGTAGAATAACCTTTGTGAGGGTTGATAGGAAGTATATTAGCTTTCTTTAGGTTTAGTAATTTTATATAATTCTTCTAATTTTTTACGAGCATCTTCTACTGTGGATATATATCCCATTTCAGTAGATACTCCTACTTGTGTTGAAAAATTATTAAAATTAATATCTTCTTCTTCTTCATCTCTTAAATAATTATTATATACTGCAATGAGTCTTTCATCTTTGCATTCTGTCATAGTAATAATTCTATCAGGTTTTATCATAAAAATATCCTCACTTGCAAGTTCTATCCAAGGTTTTATTTTTATTAATGATGTTCCATGATGATTAACGGTTTTTATTATAACTGGATGTTGCATTATAATAGTTGAATCTTCATAATTTTCTTCAATAGAAACTAAGGCAAAAATTTCTTCACCTGTTACAAGTTTAATAATTGAATAAAATTCTTCTCCCATTAGTTTTTTAAAGGTATGTTTACTATATCATAATTAAAGTTTTCTTCATTATAAACTTTAATACGTTCAATTAAATGATTCAATGTATAATTTTTTCTAGATTTGTAACTGATATCATCAGCAATATCATATAAAGTAGCTTTAGTTTTATTGTCTCCTTTTCTTAGGACTCTTCCGATTGACTGGAGATTTCTAATTCTAGACTTAGACGGAGAAGCAAAAATGACGTTATGAAGGTTTTTAATATTAATTCCTGTGGAGAAAGTTCCATATGATGCAATGATTATAGCGTTGTTTTCTCTTTCGGTAATGTCTCTTACCTCCTCTCTACTTTGAGTATCAACACCACCATGTACAAAAAATACAAGGCGTTTTTCAATAGTATTACTATTATTTATTAAATTGTAAAGAGGTTCCCCATGCCCTTCTACTCTAGCAAATAGTATCAAGGTATTACCTTTTAAATCTAATGCGAGATTTTTAATAAAGTTATTTCTACGATTATGAGTAATAATATATTGAACTTCATCTTCAAAGACTTTAAATTTTTGTGGTGGGTGTTTCAATAGAAGTACATTAATATCTAATGTTGCAACATGACCTTTCTTCATTAACTCATCAGTTTTAATAATTTTATAAGAAGGACCAAATAATCCTTCTAATACCCACTTATGTGTTTGCGATCCATCAAGTGTTCCTGTAAATCCAAACCTATACTTAGCATTTGCTAATTTAGTTAATATAGATACTAAAGATTTTGATTTAAATTGGTGAGCTTCATCTCCTATTACTACACCAAATCTTTCAAAGTATTTACGTGGAAGTTTATATATTGATTGCCAAGTTGTTATAATTACTTGAGAATCCGTTTCTCTTTCTCTACCAGCGTATATCTTATGACAATATGAACCAACATCCCATCCATAGTCTGCAAAATCTTTATACATTTGTTCTACAAGGGAAGTCGTTGGAACAACTATCAGAATATTTTTCTTTTTTTCAACGAAATATCTCACAATCGAATATATCATCAGCGACTTTCCTGAAGCAGTTGGAGATATCAATAACTTTCTATTATGTCTTAGAGCATCGTATACTCCCTCAATTTGGTATTCACGGGGAGAATATTTGCAAATAGCATTCATATAATCTTTAACACCCTCTTTTGATATACCTTCATTGATTTCAAAAGGTAAACCAAAATACTTATTATCTATAAATTCGTAACTATATTCGTGATCTCTACAAAATTGAATTATTTTATCTAATAGACCAACATAAACTTGCCCATTTTGAGTATTAAATAATCTAATTTTTCCATCCCAGTACTTACTCTTGTACTGTGGCATAAATTTAGCACCAGGTACTTCAAAAGTAAACTGATCTGCTAATTCATAATAAACATGCGGTTCTGCTTCTACATGAAGATGCACTTCATTTTTCTTTGATATAGTCAAATGTGACATGACATTTAAATCAATATCAAATATTTAGTATATTATTTTGAGTCTCTATTCTAAAATAATTTGGTTAAACCATGCTTCGGTCATACCATTAATAATACTATCAGCTCCATCCTTATCTTCCGTGTAACCTTCCTTAATAAGATGATCCACAACTTTTTGATAGTTTTCGTGGATGTGCTTTGTTTCTTTTGGAGTCGGCTTCATTTTAAAAACTAGTTCTATAGTTGTATTTATAAATTACATACCTGCTTGAAACTTATTCCACTCAATTGCATTCTTAATCTGAAATGTGCGATTAGAAACATTTTTAATTATCTCTTCTAAGAATTTTAATGTAGCATCGTAATATCTTATTTTTAAATCAACTTTAGTTAATTTGTCATCTGCTTCCATATATCTTTGAATAGCATCCTTTTCCCTCACCTTATATGGAAAGGGTTCTTCTGCATATACTTCTGCTGGTGCTTTCCCAGTATAATAACTATGCCTTTCTAATCTAACTTTATTATATTGCTCTCTTGCCTTTTCACGTAACAAAGTAACAGTATTATAAACTGTATAATACTTTGCATGTAATTGTGGAATTTTTAAAGATTCATCATGTAGATTATCAGGATCAATGACAGCATCTCGCTCCCACATTTCCTGAATTTTGTCAAGATTCATTTATAAAGAATTTCCTCCTGTATCAACTATATTGTACATGGTATACTTGAAAGTCACTGTTGATGTAAAGTAGTTTATATCATCATCAGATGCTGTAAATTGTAGAGGGGTTAATGATACTGGAAATAAATCCTTAAATGTAACTCTAGCAATATCCCTAAAATTGCTATTTAAAATATGCAAACTTCCATCACAATATTGTAATTTGCGATCTTGAAGTCCATCAGCATCCTTTATCAACTCACCATATTCTGAATATCCTTCTGGAAATCCTAATCCTCTTAACCAATTTTGAACTACCATATAATTCTTAAGATCTTCATCAACTAAGAATTCCATCATAAAATCATCAAATAATAATTCATCTCCTGGAACATCAATATTCCTAAGAGGTGTTGGTTGTATTGCTGTTCCCAATGTTAATCCTGGAACAGTAGCACTACTTGAGAAAAAATCTAATTTTTCTTTTTTTGCTAAGACTAATTTAAAACCAACTGGAGACAAATAATTTCTATTTTTCAGTTGACTATCGTAAAAATTACTCATTATTCACTAACTGCAGAAGCACCTGTAAATCCACCATTCTTTCCATCTGGATTTGCAAAAATTGATGATGGATCATCTGTATATATTTTCCTATCGGCATAATTGTCTGACCAGGAACGTCCACCAGTATAGTAAACATTACCTACGTCTCCCAATATACTAGTTCTTTTAATATGATAAGGCATTTTTTTTTTCTGGATTTCTAATTATTTATAGATCTTTGTGTAAAATCAATACCTTCCATATGATCATACTCATGTTGAAATACTCTGGCAACAAATCCTTCCAATCTTTTTTTATAAGTATTTTTTCTCTCATCTTCATATTTAACTATAATATTTTTAGATCTACTTATTTCCAGATATAAATCTGGATAAGATAAACACCCTTCTTCTAACTTTACAGTATCTCTTGATTCTTTTAAAATTTTAGGATTAAAACAAGTTATAGTTTCTTGTAATTCTATATCAGTCATCATTATAAATGCTCTTTCTTTTATTCCTATTTGATTTGCAGAAAGACCTACCCCATTATAATGAAACATATTTTCGGTTAAATTATATGATAATTTTATTCTATCTAAATTATAACTACATTTTTTAATTTTTTGGTGTAGTAATTGGTCTTCTGGTGATATTAATGTTTTTATCATGGTTATATTATAGCATAAAAAAAGAGACCCGCAAGGGGGTCTCTTTGTTGAAAAGGTATATTAACCTTCTTCTTACATGAGGTTTTGAACCTGAACACGTCTGTAATAGCGATTGCTATTTGTCTTAAGGCGACCAGCACCAACGGTGGTTCCTTCAGCAAATGGGTTAGCAACGATACCATAACGAGTCTTAAAGCCAATTTTTGGTTGGAAGGTGTTCTCACCAACTGCACGAACCATCTGTAGTGGTACATATGGGCAGTAGAAGAGACCAGCATCATAAGGAGATGAACCCTTATAACCAACAACGTAGTACTGATTAGCTTGTAGATTAGCAGAATAAGGATCGATGTATACACGATACTTACCTTGAAGTATACCAGCGAAGGTATTACCTGTGTCATCAACGTTAAGATTAGCGTTGAGTGCAGGTGTGTAATCAAGTACACCAGCCATTGTAAGAGCAGAAGCAACGTCTGCGGAGCAAAGGATCATGTTGCCCTTTCCACGACGAGTTCTTTGTGCGATTGCGTTCGCATCTCTTTCAATCTGGAAGATTAGTCCCTTGAACTTCTCAACTGACCATCTACCGTTGGAGTCAACGTCTAAGTCGAACTTACCAGCAGATGCAACGTTTGTTTGAGCACCAGATTCAGCAATCTTGTAAACTGTTCTGATAACTTCACGGTTAATTTCAGCAAGGATCTCTGTTGAGAGAATGTTTGCTAATTCCGCTTCAGCATTCAGACCGTGGATTGCCTTAAGGTCTTGAGCGAGCTCTAGTGAGTACTCAGCTTTTAGCGCACGAGATTTAGCAGTAACTGTTACTTTCTCGATGCTGAAGGCCATTTCGTTGAAATGGTTACTTCCTGTACCGAGTGCTTCAGAGTCCTCAGTATCCATACCCTGTCCAACAGTGTATGCTTTCTGAGTAGCAGCAGCATCAGGACTTAGGAGACCTGGATTACCTTCAGTAGCAGAAGTACCTTGAGCGATTGTACCAACACCAACTGCAGCTCCGTCAGAACCTGCAACATATCCTGCTCCGATTTCTGCTGTTGTTGCGTTGGAATCTGATCCAGAGAATGATGTTAGTGCTTCGTCAAATAACGCTTCGTCACCACCCATAGTGGAGTACTTAGAACGCATTGCGAAGATTAGTCCAGTAGGACCATTCATTGGTTGAACACCAGCAAGGTCATATGCGACCAAGTTTGGCATTGAACGTCTAATAAGACTTATTAGTACTGGGTCGAAACCAGCGACTGTTTGACCAGCAGAGGCAGAGAAACCAGCTGTAGCACCACTAGAACCAGTGGACTGTGTAGGTTGCTCAGACAAGAAATTTCTTTCTTCTTGAGTTTCTCTTTCTTGGTTTTCTAACAGGATTGCGGTGACTGCTCTACGATGTGGATCTTTGATTGGATCCATGCCATCGTAGTCAAGTACGGGGGCCCACTTTTCCTGCAGTTGTTCAGCATTGAACATTTGCATTTCGTTTACCTATAAAAGTTTTTGTTTGATCTATGATTTAAAAAATCACTTATTCATTCTGCTAAGAATTGACATGTAACTTTCCATCATTGGAGTTACTTTCTGTTCTGTTGCAGTGGCTTGATCTGCCGATTCTGAGATAGTTTCAGCAGTATCTCTTTGAGAACTAGTTGCTTTATTCGAGAAATAAGACTCTCTAAGAGTAACTAGTTTCTCACGATAAGATTCTTCACTATCAAACTCAACATTTTCAGCTAAAGAAGCGAGTTTTTCCTTTTGGGAAAGTGCAAGACCCTCAGATACATCTGCGAGAATTACATCAGCAACCGATTCTGCCAATCTTTTGTTTAGAGCAACATTCTTTTCGATTTGCTCATTGAGTTTAGACTCCATTTCATCTAGTTTATCTACCATGCTCTCGATTACATCATATTTTTCTTCAGGGATTGATACATAATGTTCTTCAAAAAGACCCTTCATTCCATTAAGGAATGACTCGGTCATTTCTGTTTTGAGTCCGTTTTCTACTGCAAGTTGGTTTTCCTTTAACCATTCTTCAGCAACGTACTCAAGATAAGAATCAACACGTCCTACAAGTTCTTTCTTAGTAGAAACAAGTTCTTCTTCAAGTTTTACCTTGTTTTCTTCCTCTAGTTTTTCTTTTGCTTCAGCAATCTTAGTTTTGATTGCAGTTTCAAAGATAACTCGTGCTTTTTCTTGGAAATCTTCAGAAAGTTCTTCGCCAGCAATAAGTGCATTGAGGTCTTCCTCAACATCTACCTTATCTTCAGCAACAACTTCTTCTTCAGTAGTTTCTTCTTCAGCAACTACTTCTTGATTTTCAGTAGTTTCTTCTTCAGATACTACTTCATCCGTTGTGGATTCTTCTTCAGATACTACCGCTTCCCCCTTAACAGGTTCTTCAGATACAACATCTTCAGATTTTTCCTCCTCTTCCTTAACACCCTTTGCCTTTTCAGCAGGTTTTGCACCTTTATTAACTACGTTCTTGACTTGTGCAAGAGTTCCACTAGGTGTTTTGATTTTATTAGAATCATCATCAGGCTTTGAGTTTTCTGGAGTAGGACCACCGAGATCTTCCCAAGTAGCGGGAGTACCTCCAGTACTTAGTTTCTGCATAGGTTCCGCAGGTTTAGCACCTTTGGTCACCACGTTTTCTTCGATGTTTTCCATTTTCTGTAATTTTTTGCCAACGGACATTTGTTTTTTTTATAGATTTTTAAATAATCTGTAAATCTGTATTTATTTATAGATTTTATAGATTTGAGAGAAAATTGTTGAACAGGTTCAACTTATGCTCTTCAAGTCTTTTTTGATCAACTAATGTGTTGATTCTCTTTTGGGTTTTCTCAACAAGTTGCTCACGAAGTGAACCTCCTTCCCAAATCCATTCCTTTCCTTCCATGATTCCAGATACAAAAGCATCAGGAGCAGAAGGATCGGCAACGATATCAGCAGCAGTTGCTAACAT